CATACCTTGATCGTCGAGCCGGTGTCGTTGATACACATCACCGAACTTCCGGGATTGGCAGCGGGAAGCTTGACACCATCGGAACCGGTGATGCGATTGACGCCGGACTTCAGAACAACGGCGGTAAGCGTGGTGGATGAAGCGGTCGCGGTGACCGCTGCAATGCCGCCATTGGGCATGATGATGGCGGCGGGGCCGGCAAACCCCATGTCGACTAATTCTTCAGCGAGTGGCATACAAACTCCTTTACGGTTGTGACGACTGCCGAGCAGCAGCCTCTTGTTGAGCCGTCAAAGTGGCTTGAGCGGCTGTTTCGGCGACTTCAATCTTGGTGGCGTTCGTCAAGCGCTCGATCAGCAATTCCATCGCCTGCTGCGACTTCTGCTGCTGCTCTTCGAACATCATGCGCATCTGCTCGAGCCGCAGTTCGTGCTGGCGGTCCAGTTCGGCGCGTTGCGCTTCGAGCTGGTTCTGCTGCATGACTTCCTGCGCCTGGGCCTGCTGCTTGGCGTTTTCCTTCTGGATCTCGAGCTGAGCGTCCTGCGCCTTGAACTGCGCGGACTGCTGCATTTCCATCTGCTTTGCCTGCGCCTGCGCCTGTATCTTCATTAGGTCCGGGTCCGGCTTCGGCTGCTGCGGCTGCAATGCTTGCTGCTTGAGTTGATCAAGCACCTGATCGAAGTCTCCCTCGATGGTCTTGCCGACCTTGAATCCGGTAACGCCGAACTTCAGCATCTGCACCAAGAGCGGCGCAGCCTGCGGCGACTGCTGGATGATCGGGAAGGCTTCGCGCAGGAAAGCCCCGGACGCCTTGAGAAACTCCATGCGGTCCGACTTCTCCTGCTGCTCGTCCATGCGCACCAAAGAGTCGGCCTCAACGTCGATGCGGAACGAGCGGAGCGGATTCGGGCCTGATGCTTCCGGGTTTGCCATGCGCTCTTCGCCAGTCAGAAGCGCAACGGCCTGCGGAATGATCTGCTTGTCGGACTCGGATAGCTGATCTGCCGCGCTGATCTTGGCAATGGTCAGCGGCGAATACTTTCCGCAGATGATCTGCGCTTTGAGCCTGAGCAGATCACCAGCGAACTTCGCCACGTCATCACGCATCGTCTTTAGGCGCAATCCGGCGAAATTCTGCTTGATTTGCTGCGCGCCGAGCGTCTCCTGGGCTTCCGACTGCCCGCGAATGATGTCGGCGACGCCCATGATCTCGTAAATGTATTCCTTGATCTGCGTCATTGCGCTATAGGCTTCGCGCAGCGCGGCGGCAATCGGCGCCAGATCGACGATATCGATAGAGCCCTTCAAGCCCTGCTTCTCGGCAAACGCGGTGAAGTTCTTGACCGGGATCAGGTCCGTATTGCCAGCTTCCGAGAATAGGCGCATCAACTCGGGCACTGCTGCATCACAAACTCCGCGCACCTGAAGCGCTTTGATCAGTCCGTCAATGCGGCTCGACAGCGTGTCGAGTTCGTCGGCCTGATCTTGGTAGAGCACGAAGTCCGGCACCGGCACCAGCGTCTCGTTCGTCTGCGTCGAGAATAGCGGCTTGGGACATGGGAAAAACTCATTCAGTTTGAGCGGATCTTCACGCGTATCCAGCACCTTGCCCATCGAGCGTGAAAGCCATTCTGCGGTTCCGGCTTCCTTGTCCCATATCTCGTAGATCTTGGCCTGCTTATGGACGACGCCGCCCCCGTTGGCCTTGTCCTTCTTCTCCGGACTGGCATCAAACGGGATGGACTTGGTCGTATCTTCGCCGAAGCGCTCAATCACGGCGTCCTCGTTCATATAGACGATGCGCCAGACCTTAGTTACTTCTTCCCAAGTGCGCGCCACCGAATGCCCGAAGTCCTTGTAATGCACGTAATCGATCGGCGCGCACTCGTAGTCGATTTCTTCCTGCGGCTCTGCGGCTTCGCGAGTCTCGACGTCTTCCGTGACCTGCTCGCCATCCTGCGCAATGCCGGATTCCATCGCCTTGAAGTGCGGTTCGTAGCGCGCCCATGCCGTCCCTCGCCCGCCAAGGAAGCGGTCAAGGACGCACTGTTTCATGGAGGCGGCGTAATCCGGGTATTGGTTGATCTCGTAGTCAAGGCCGCGCTCGAGCAGCAGCGCAGCAACGCGCCCGACCGGGTCATTGTCACGGAAGCGGCGAGAGACATCCGGACGTGGCAGGCGGGCGAAGGTCGCCGGCACCAGCGTCTGCACATTTGACCAGAGAATGTTGAAGCGGACCTGCGCACCGCGCTCGCCGCGATCATCCCGGTAGCGCTTGATCAGCTTGTCAGTACGTGCTTCCCACTTCTTAAACTCCCGCTCGTATTGCGTAATGCACTCGATCAGGTCATTGACCCGATCCGCGCTTTGCGCTTCTTCCGGCGTGAGCTTTTCAGCCATCAGTAGAACCCGATGGTTGCGCCAGGGCTGCCGGCGCCGCCTACCGCGCTAATCCCGACTGCTGCCGGCATCGAGAAATCGTAGATTTGTCCCACTGCAGTCGTCACCGGTGTGACGCCGATAATCGTCCCGGTCGAACCTCCTGCCGCATTGTCGTAAAACGTCAGCGATGCAGTACCGGCTGCGGTAATCACCACGCGGCCGAGACGCCCTGGCGATGCCTTGACGTTCGCCGAAGCCGTCGCAGCGACAGCAACCGTTGTATTGCCGGCCGAGGTGATCGAAGCAGCCCCGTCGAAGCCGACCGTCTGCTTGCGCCATGGGAATGCGCCATCACTCAACTGACCGCCATTGGATGCGGTGTCGCCCACGCCGATGAACGAGAACGTACTGACCGCAGCAGGGGATACGGCGCCTGCGCCATTGACCACAAGCGCCATAACCGGCAGCGTCGAGATAGAAAGAGATGGCTCGGAGACCGTCGCAACCACAACGCCGTCCAATTCGCAGTAGATGCGACTGGTCTTGTAATAGACGGCGTAGCGATGCGCGGCGCCATCGGCCAATGCCGCAGCGATCTGCGCCGTAACCCCGGCAACAAACGGGATAACGGTCCGCACGCCAGCCGCCCAGGTGACGCAGTTCATCGCGCCATCGACGTCGCTAAACTCGAAGCCGCCGCCATCGACAATCGGTGCCGCGACGGTCGGCGAGCCCTGCGCAACGCCCATGCCGAAAAAGCGGTAAGCGCCGAGCTTGGCGCCGGCATTGACCTTCCAGACCGCCAGAGGATTGACGAACATATTACCGAGCAACTGGAATGTCGGCTTCGAGGTGATGACCGATGTGGCGAGCGCCGTCGTTCCTGCGCTGACAGTGAGTATGCCTCCGCTCACAGTCGGGGCCGTGCCAGCAGTGGCCCAGCGGTTCGTCGTATCCACCGCGGCGGCATCAAATCCGTCGTAGAACGTCGAACTGGCGTCGATTGCGACTCGGCTCACATTGTCAGGCCGCGTTGCATCGAACTTCGTGTACTGCTCGCCTGACGGGCTCGTGCGCCGGCCGCTAACGTAGGTGTCACCAATCATGTCAGATCCTCGATCGTTGAATCGGCTGCTGCTTCCACATTTCGTCAAGCGTCTGGCCGGTCGCCCATCCGCCGCTAGGCAATTGTATCAGACCTTGTATGGGCTTTTGTACAGTATCTTTCTTCGGCTCACGCTCCTTTAGGATGACGCAGCCATAGGAAAACGCATCCCCTGCATGACTTGCCCAATCATGCTCGGGCTCACTGCTGAAAATCTTCGACTCTTCGTTGTAGGCGTAGGACCACGAACGCAGCGCATCCAAGCCTTTGGCACAGTTCGTCGCGTGGAATTTGATCTTCGGAACCAGCACGCGCGCCGCATTGACCCGGTCGGAGATGGAGCTTCGTGGCGTGATCGAGATGTGCTCGGCGCCGAATGCATCGATGAATATCTCGACGGCGCTGCGCTTGGCGGCGAATGTCTTGGCCCGGGCGTCGTGGGGCAGCCAGATCGTACCGAGTGCCGAGCTGCCATCCCGCAGCCGGTACTTGCTGACGCGGCGGTGCAGCCGCTCGCACCACTCTTCGGCGTCAATGCCCCACCCTTCATCGTAATCGACGAGCTGATAGCCGCCAATCATCGATTGCCAGAACCAGGCTGCGGTTGTATCTCTCCTGCCGATGTCCAGGGTGATCTCAATGGGTTGTCCGTATGGATCGAACTCAACGTCGTCCGAGACGCGGCCCTGACGCTCGGCCAGTCCGATCTGTCGAGCCAAAATGGCGCCCATGTTGGCGGCGTCGAACGAGCACATAAACTCCTGCTCGAACTTTGAACGCCCGTATTCGTCGCCAAAGTCTGCTATGTAGGCCGCTAGTTCATGCGCCAACTCCTGCTCGGTGAAAATGTCGGTCTGCGTGGCATCCAGCACCTGGGCGAACGCCATTGGGTCGGCCTTGGCTGCTTCTAATGTGCGCAGCGCATGATTGCGGCCGCGCGGCGTTGTGTTGAATATCTGCCAGCCCTTGTTCTCAAGCATGATCGGGCGCAGATAGGCGCGGGCGGCAGGGTTGGACAGCGCCCACTCGGAATAGACGATGCCGGCCGGTGGCGATCCGACCAGCACATTTGGGTTATCCGAGCCGACTACCTGAAACGACGAGCCATTGACGAACTCGATCATCATTTCCTGATTGCGCGTCGTCTTGCGCAGCTCGACGGGGAAAGCCTCGTCGATGCGCTTCTTCCCGGTACGTGGATTGATTGCGTCCCAGATCGCCTTGCGCGCCTGGTTGAACTGAGGGAGCATGTACCAATAGCCGGCGACGCGCTCGAATGCGGCGACTGCGGTGCGGTGCAGCCCTACTTCATCTTTCCCAGAACGGCGGTGCCAAACGACCTCGGCGTGGCGCCCCCCGCGCTCCAGGTAATCCCATACCGGGCGCTGATAGTCGCGAGGGACCCAGTTATTTGGGAGTTTGATCCGCAAAGCGCAGAATCTCGACGGTCAGGCTCCCCGAGTGCTCCAAATCATGCTTATCACGCCACAGATCAGGGCGACGGTTCTTCAGCCAGAAGATGCATGCCGTCGTATCGGGCGGGTAGTGCTCGACATACGGAACAATCTGCTCCGCGCCGGTTGTGGCGTTGGCGAAAATCTTCACCGCATCGTGCGAATATCCGGTCGCCCGCTTGAACAGTTTATCGGCTACTTCTGCATCTGCCATCTCCTTGCCTCCCTTTAAGGACTCAAGAAATAGCGGGTGCGCCTTCTTCCATGCATTAATGGTCTGCTCAGAGACGCCGAAGAAATCTGCCATATCCTTGTCTGTGGCGCCAAGCCGGCACAGTTTCAGCGCTTGGTCTGCGTACTCGGATCGGTATTGGCTTGGTCTAGCCATCAGGCAACAACTCCCTGTCGGAGTAATTCCCGTATTTTTGCCGGGATCGACTGATAAAGCAAGAGCGCACTCACTGATCGAGCGACATACCGGGCTTCTCGGTCTGCTGGCTCACTTAACCACCACCTTTCCAGATTCGAACAGCCACGCAATACTGTGCCGGTGCGCCGCTTCCCAGAAGTCGATGCGCTCTTGGCGGGTCATGCGCATGCCTTGATCCAGTTCGGAGTGGCAGGCGTGGCATAGGAAGGCGATCCGGTAATCAGCCGCCTTCAGGCCGCGGCCCTTACCATCGCGCAACTGGTTGCTATGGGCTGCGCAGACGTCGCCCTCGTTAGTCTTCGAGCAGCCGAAGCAGCGCGGAACGTCGCGGGCGGCGTCGAGCAGCTTGCGCGATCGGTAGGTCATGACTTGAACCACCCGACGTTCAGCGGCTCGCGCAGCACCCACAGATGCCGCATGTTCGCCACGTTCACCACATCCTTATCGCACGGGAAAATCTCGATGGTGTAGCAGTTTCCGCGGCCGATCTCGCGCTTGATGCGCTGCATGTCATCCCAGGTGATTCCGTCCTGCCAGCGATCCGCGCCGTTCATCTCGGTGCGATTGATGCTGATGCGCTCGACGCCATCGGCTTCCTGATAGACCGCAGCGACGAAATCCCGGCTGCGCCATGACTCGATGACGTTGCTCGGCCTGTTGGCTGGCCACAATTGCACTGGAACCAGCGTCATCACCAGCGGCTGCTTGGCGTTGTCCCTGGCCAACTGGCGGCGCTGCTCTCGCGTAATTGGATTCATAGCCACTCAACTCCTAATTCTGAGGCGGCATACACCTCGATCTGCGTCATGTACTCCGCGAATTCGCCGACCGTCATTTCCGTGGTGCTCTTGCGGCGCACGATGATTTCCCCATCCGGCAACGTCATTTCCTCGCAGACGCCGAACATGCGCGCCAGGTGCTCGTGCCAAACGTCCTTGGAAAACTGCTTGCCATCGACCCACGACTGTTCGGCGATGGTCTTGTAGAGGTAGCCCCACAGCCGTTTGTTCTGCTCGGCGTTTCGCTTCTTCTCGCCCTCGGTGACGATGATGCGCAGCGGGGCACCGCGATCCGCGCAGGCGGCAGCATTGGCCTTGACGAAGGCGACGACGGCAGACCACATCAATGGCGATCGCAGCGGGAATTCTCGGTAGATGGCGGTCATTTGCATCGCACCAAGTAGCTGTAATCCCACTCGGACGAATCGCCGGCCAGACCAGCGCGCGACGGATGCGGGTCGAAAACCACCTCGCCATTGCAGCCGACTACCGCATGGAATACGCCATTACCCCTTGGAGATGGCCCGCTAATCTCATGAAAAACATCGCCGTACTCGCCATAAAACGCGCCGCCCGACATTGCCGGAACGGTCAGATAAACGAATCCGTGCTTTCGGCAAAACGCCTGTATGGATTCCCAATAAGCTCCTGCATCACCGCCAGCCTCTTGGAGAAAGTGCGGGACGTCGGCAACCGGCAGATCCAGCAGCGATGCGATGACTGCGCGTTGGCAATCCCCGTGCTGATTGATTTCTGGGATGTGCGTGAATTCCTGATCGACGGGCGTCATTTGCACGCCTCAACCAGACGCTCATAGGCGATCTGCGTGTTATGCCGCCCCTTCTGCGCGATCAGGTTCCGCGCTGCCAATTCGATGACGCGCAGCCGCTATATCTCGTCGCACAAAGCGCTGATCTGGCGCATCCGCACCGCAGGCCAGCCGTCCGGTTCGTGGTCAATCTCGAAGCCGCGCATTTCCGCAACGAGGTCGGTTCCGCTCATTCAACCACCTCCTCAAGCACCAGCCGCACCCGCTTACCCTGCAGCGCGTACAGCGCCGGAAAATCCGCTTCAGTCGGCGCACATATGCCGAGAACGTCTCGGGTGTCCATGATCGCTACCGGAGCGGAATTGATCCGGGCGCGCAGCCTTTCGACCTCCGCATGCTCTTTTTCCCAACGCGGACCCCAATACGACTGCACTTCAAGTTCGGAGCGCAGCCGTTCGTTTTCCGCTTCGATCAGGCGGTATTCTTCGGTTGTTCTCATCTCAAAACTCCAACCGTGTCTTGTGCGAACAAGTGGCGCTTTCGATCCAGCCGATGAACGGCTGCCTGATTGGCCTCGATGATCATGCGAACCATCAGCGCCGGAATCCTGCTCGCCTTGGCTACCGGCTTAAATCCTCTAGCCTGCATATCAACGTAGGTGATCGTCGTGTACGGCCGGTTCGTCCAGGATTTGCGCAAGATCGGCAGGCCAACGTAGATGCTGTATCCGCCCTTCCCTTGCGTGACGCTGATCACGGTTCGCTGCGTTCCGTTGGCGTCTTCGACGACATCGCCGACCTCGACCCGATAAGGCCAAAAACCGTTGTTGTCGATCATGCTGCCTCCCTAATCGCATCCAGCTCGATGCAAATTTGCTCAACCAGCACCTTTGACTGGATTTCATCCACCGATATGCGCATCAGCGGCTTTTCGATTCGGCGCAGAAAAGCAAGCGCTCCATCAACCTCCGCAATAGTTAGCGGCTCATTGGCGGTTAGCTTGGATTCGAGGACCAGCAGCGCAGCCGGATCGCATCGTGGCAAGCATCGCTCGATCAAGCCGCGGAACCCCGCCAGGCACCACTCGACGCGCGCATACGGGTCTTGATCATTCATCCGCGTCACCGCATGGCCGTCTATACTGTCGATTTCGCCGAAGCGCATCTCGCGCAGGCATTTGCGCATCGGCGCCAGCCATTTCGACACCTCCTGAAATGTCATGCCATGTTTTTTCGATTTCGGGATCGCGCGCTTCACGCCTGACCTCCAATCTCTCCAAACTGCTTCAGTCGGTATTCCGCCAGCGCCGCGGCTTCGGCTTCTTCACGCGTCATGCCGGCTTCGAATTGCAGGATGGCGGCGCGTTCTTCAAAGGCCTCGCGTTCGGTGGCGTTCATGCGGCCATCCTCTGGCGGATCAGGATGTCAGCCAGCTCGTTAGCGAAGAAAGAATCCCAAAGCCGATAGCGTTCCTCGTGGTCGTCGAGCATAGCCGGCCGCTTGACGCCAATCGAATCGAAGTATTCGCACTCGGCGCGCAGTTGATCCGGTCCAGGCGTCAGATCCTTGCGGATCGCCGCGCGCCATTCTTCCATCTCGGCTAGCGTGAATTCGCAGACGTCGATCTTGTGCTGCGCCCAGGCTTCGAAGTTGTCGCGAAATTGTCTGGTTGCCTTAGCCATCAGAAATCCACCTCTTCATCAGCGGCGAAGAGCTTCATCGCCTTCGGTTGTTCGTTGTAGCGCTCGACGTAGCTCTGGCTGCCCTTGTCGAACCAGAGCTGGATGCGCCCTTCCCACTCGCCATGCCGGTGCTTATCGACGATCATCAGCGCGTCGAATTCCTCCGGGTTGCCGTTTCCTTCGGCGAGTTCTTTTTCCTTGCGCTTGTTGCGATAGACGGTGAAAACGTTGTCGGCCAGGTCGGTGATGGAAGCAGAACCGCGCACGTCGTATTTGTTCGGCGGCGCGAGCTCGTCCTTGCCTTTGCGCGAGTGGGCCAGCAAATGAACCGACTGCCGGGTGTCGTGGGCGTGCGTAGCAAGCGCCAAGGCGAACGCCTTCTGGTCGTTGTAGCCGTCCTCCGCGATGCCGCAGGACAGCAGGTTATCGACCACCAGATGATTGATGCCGATTTCGTGGCAGTAGCGGCCGACCGCAATCACACGATCCGGATTGACCTGGCCCTGCTGGTCATACAGCCACAGCCGGCCATCCGTCCATTTATGCAAGTCCTTGATGTCGGAGATGCGTGGCGCGCTCGATCCGAACGCCTGCCGGCACATGCGCTGCATGGTTTCGTGCGGTTTCATCTCCATCGAGCAGATACAGACCTTCTCACCCTGATCGAGCAGGTGCAGCATGACCTGGCTGATCATCATCGATTTGCCGTGCCCGTTCATTCCCGGCCAGATCGACAGTTCGCCGCGGCGCAGGCGAATCGAGTTGTGCGTCTGAAACCACGGCAGCGCCGAGCCGGTGCAATGAACCGGACGGGTGAATGCTTCGAGCGTCGCATCGAGCCAATCAGAGGCCGGTCGGACGCTAGCGCCTTCGTTCGGCGCCCGGAGGTAGGCATCGAAGTCGATCATGTGGTCATCGATGACGTTCATGACTGACCTCCGATTCCGGCCATCAGGCGGCGGTCGGAAATGCCCATCATCCGGCATGACTTCGCGCTCGGCTGCCAGCAGCCATAGGCCACATTCACGCCGTTCGACTTGTCTGCGAACCAGACGCCGAGGTATTCCGGATCGACGGCCAGAATCGCATCGGCGGCACGCTTGACCAGTGCTTTCTCGATGCTCGACTTGACCACCAGCAGCAACTCGAGACCAGCGAGGAATGCCCAGTCGTAGCGCCGGTCCGGCCGCTCCATCACCACCGGATTGACCTCGCGCAGTGGGCCGATCAGCGAGACCAGCACCATGTCGGCCGGACGCTGGCGCTTGGCGCGCAGATCAGCGATTTCCTGCCCGCCGTAAGGGAAATTCGCGCTCATAGGCAGAACCCGATGCCGGGAACAAACGTCTGCTCGACGCCGTTGATGACGCGCTTTTCACCTGGCTTCGGAGTAGCGGTCGATGTAGCAGCATGAAGCTTCGCAACCTTTGCCCAGTTCTTCGAAATCGCTCCGCGGAACGCGGCATCCCAATCGCGATACTTGTAGCCCTTGGCCTTGCAGGAATCGATGAAGTTCGCCAAGTGCGCGTCGAGATGGTCGAAACCTTTCTCGACCGCCCATTCTTTCACCGCATCCGAGATTGAAAAGTTTTCAGGGATAAGCGTTTCGCGCTTTGACGCGTCTTCCTTTCCCTTCCCTTCCTTTCCCTTCCCTTCCCCTGATTCGCCACTTTCACGCGTGAAAGACGCGTCAGTTTTTTTACCTGATGTTCCAGTCTGACGCGGCGGGATGATGCTTTCCGCCTCCCGGTTATTGATTACCTGGTGAATGGTGAAGCTAGGGATTTCCGCAAAGCTCTTTCCATCAACTTCGTAAATGACGATCAGGCCATTTTCCAAGAGTTCATTCGCCATCTCGGAAATGTTGCAATCGTCGGCCGGGAAGTAACGCAGCTTGAGTGTTTTCACGTCCCACTTAAGACGTCCGTCGCGGTCTGCTTCACACCACAACGACGCGTAAAAGAGGCGTGAAAGTGGCGTCATACATACAATGTCGGAACTCGTAAAAAATTCCGGCTTTATTGTCCTGATTCGCGCCATTACGCCAGCCCCATCCGGCGCTCCATCTGCTGGACTTCCTGCGGGCTGCGTTCCCTAAGCTCGCATTCGAGACGCGCGCAGAGCATGCGCCGCTCGATGCGGTCGGATGCAGCGCCGAGTTGCTTGATGAGTGACTGGATACGGGATTCGCGGAGGATATCCACGATTGATACGACTGTGCCATTCGGCATTTTTGTTGAGTCCCTTTTCGGCAGTTGGACGGGGGGCCGAAACCCCGTACAAGTTCGGGGTGTGGGCCTTGCGGCTTTCCACCCCCCCTCCATCTACCACTTGTATATGCAGCATGTAATCCGCCGACTTTCGTAACCGGCGGGGCATGAATGACCTACTCAGGCCATGACAAATATCCTACCTGATTTTGTGTAGGCGCGCTACGCGAAACGCGTATTTATTTCACGTGGCATGTATGCGCAGTTCATGGAGGTAGTCGCGCATTTAGGCGGCATCCTCAGTCGAGGCGAATAGGCCTTCCTGCGAGTCCTGTTCTTCAATCCCGCTCGCTGCGGCTTCGAGGTTCTTCACCGCCTGGCTGTAGTAGCTCGTCTTAAGCTCGGCGCCGACGCCTCGCCGGCCCATCCTCACCGCGCTATATACCTCGGAGCCGACGCCCATGAACGGCGTAAAAACGGTCTCGCCGGCATTGCTGCGCATTTGAATGACGCTATCTATGACGTCAAGCTGCAGCGGATGGACGTGCTTTTCGTCGTCTTTGTCGCGCGCCTCGTCGTAAGGCAGAACGCGGCCCATGCGGATATCGTCCCAGATCGACGAGGCATAGCGACGCCAGATCCAGTGCGAGAACCGGTTTTGCTTCTGATCGCCGACATAGCCGCGAAGGCCGCGAACTTCGGCTGGCATCTTCGAATCGTCACCGGCGTATTCCAGGAAGCCCACCGGATTGGCTACAGGGATTTTGTTCTCGCCGCGCTTGCGGAAAATAAGCAGGTAATCGGCCGACGCGACGCCGCAGTCGGTCGAATCGGTGACGGCGGTCATGTGCGCCAGATTCTTCTGCATCGTCCGCCGACGCACTGCGAGCGGCTCTTTCCAGATCGCATGGCGGGCCACGAAGTCGAAGCCTTCCTTGTCATGCAGGCGGATGATGTCGCCAGGGAAATCGGTATAGGACGAGAACTGGCAATTACCGTTCGGAACATCCATGCAATGCACCGCAGAGCAACGCCCAGGCAGTGTCAGACGCTGCATTTCTCGGACAACGAAGGTGTAATGATCGAAAAACTGGGCGTAGTCGCGACAGTTCGACATATCGCGCTCATCCGAGCTGTAGTTGTAGAGCCCGCCAAACGGTGGCGAATACACCGACAGATGAACCGACGCATCAGGCAGCGAGCGCATCACCTCGATACAGTCGCCGTTGAAAATGGCGTATTTGTCGGTGATTACCTGATCTTTGACGGTCATAGCCATGCTGGCACCTGTATTTGTTTGGTGTGTTCGTTGATTCGCTCGACGCCCATGGCGTTGTTCATCTCGGCGACGAGATTGGCGAACATTGATTGCGCCTGTTCCGCCTTGCGGTTCAGGTTCTCCAGAATCTTTCGCTGGCCTTCCGTGTGGATCACATCGACCCGGACTTCATTCTTTTGGCCAAAGCGCCAGCAGCGACGAACCGCCTGGTAATACGACTCGTAGGAGTGCGACGGGAAATAGGTGATGTGCGCGCAGTGCTGGAAATTCAGGCCGAGCGCGCCGATCTTTGGCTTGGTGATCAGCACGCGGATCTGCTTGTCGGCGAAGGCCAGAAAGCGTTCTTCCTTCACCTCGTCGCGATTCTTTCCGCTCACCTGGATGGCGCCGGGAATCAGGCGCTCGAGCGTGTCCGCCTCTTCGTCCAGGTGGCACCAGACCAGCGCCGACCGGTCGTGATCAACCAGTCGCGCCACCATGTCGCAGCGCTCCTTGATCGTCGCTCGCTGTTCTTCGCGTTGCTCTTGTAGCGTTACTGCCGGCGTCTCGAACAGCATGCCGTTCGGCCGGAAGGCCGACTCGATCAGGTGCGATTCTTCAACCAGCGCCGGCAGCACATATTCCGCATCGTCAAATCCCAGATCGGACGGCTTGCGCATGGCGCGCGACCAAGAACAAACCCAACGCCAGAACGGAATCTGCGAATGACCCTTGAACCGCCATTTCGGCGCCTCGCCATACATGCGGCGCGTTGCGCTGTTGTTCTGATCGTTCTTGAAGAAACGATTCAGCATGTCCATGTGGCCCATGAAGCCGATCGCCTCGGACGAAGTACCCAGTTCGATAAAATCGTTCGGGGCGGCCGTCGCTGTACAGAGTAGGCGATAAAGCACCTTGCGCATGAATTCGGTGATCGCCGCACAGAAAGCGCCATCGAAGTTCTTCAGGATCGAAGATTCATCACAGACTACGCCGCCGAAATCCGATGGATTGAACTTGTGGATATTCTGGTAGTTGGTGACGACGATATCGCCGCGCTTCGACCCGTCCGACGAACGATAGACGTCGATGCCGAACTTCACGCCCTCGCGGACAATCTGCTGCGCCACGGCCAGCGGCGCGAAAATAATCACCGGCTTGTTGGTGTGAATGGCGACGTTCTGCGCCCAAGACAAGAACTGAAACGTCTTGCCCATGCCGCAATCCTCGAACATGGCACCGCGGCCTTGCGTCACAGACCATTCGACCATCGCCTTCTGAAACGGCTTCAGGCCATCTGGCATGAACACCGGATCGAATCCATGCTCCGCACCTTCGTGCGTCTTTACCTTGAGAAAATCTTCGTAAGCGCCCATAATTCTTCCTGTTCTGTGATGGCCGGGTAGGTGTTAGCGCACCGATGACCCGGCCGTTGTTTTATCTGCCGACTGGCCGCAGACAACGCCATCCAACACGCCCCATACATCCGCGACGGATCTTGCGACGAATGCCACGCCGCCGCTGTTCTTCACCAGACCGATGAATGCCGCCTGATCATCGGTAACACGCCCTGATGGGCGCTTTACTTCGATTGCCAGCATCCTTCCGTCGTTGAGCTGGCCGATGATGTCCGAGAGCCCCTTGATGCTCGAGAAGCGCACAAAGCGCCGCGCCTTGCCTTCGCCGATCACCTGGGCGCCGGAATTGAATCGGCCAGCCCATGCGCAGGCCGGGTGAATCTTCAGCGCGCGCAGGATCGCCGCCTGAATGTCCGATTCGAGAGGCTCTGGCTTCGTTAGCTTCATCGGCTTCGGCTTCAAATCGCCCCGCGACGCAGCGCGCGCGCTGAAGGCAGAGAGGTCGTCTGGCGTCATGCGCACTTGGCCGTCTCCGAGCAAGTAGCGCATTTGTAACCGCCACCGGCATACTTGGTGCGCCCGGCGGATGCCCGCGGCTGCTTGCACTTCTTGCAGATAAAGGAAGGAACCATCGCGCCCGGCATCGAATGCTTGCTGTTGCGGAACGACGCCTGTTTGCGTTGTAACCCGGGCATCAGTCTTCCCAGTCCGTTGCTTCGATGCGGTCGAGTTCGCGGCCGATCCAGTAGATCAGGCCGAGGTAGGCGGCAAAGCCAAGGGCGGCGAGCAGGTAGTTCATTGCGGCGCCTCGTTTAAATAGATGCCGAAGCCATGCAGGTCATCGAAAAAGCGCGCCGCGTCGTGCATCTCATCGACCGCGCGGCTCATCGATGCGCGCATGCCAGGATGCGGCAGGCTGTTCTTCAGGTCGTCGAGCGTGCAAGCCAGGTCGGCGAGCTTGGCTGCGTCCTGGCGCAGCTTTTCCAGATTGAGCGGCATCAGTGATCCTTTGGCATGCAACGCGAGATCAGGAAGCAGGCGCCGATCCAGCAGAAGACGACCAGCGCATAGAGAGTGATGACCGGCCAGCTCATTGCGCAGGCCCTCGGTGCTGGCACTGCTTGGCCTTGCGGTCCGGGCAGTTAAAACAAGCGCGCTCCAAGGAGCGAATGCGGTCCTCAAGAATGCGTTTCTCGCTGGTCAGCGTTTCGGCGAGCATGCGAAAACGATCGGCTTCGGTTAGTTCTCGGCTCAATTCAACCCCCTGGTTGCTGCTTTTTATTCGGCGCCGTTCGATGCTCGGCGTTTGCGCATAATCTGCCCTGGTTCGACGCCTGTTCTGCGCTCCGGGCCGGAATACTCGGCGTCGAGCGCTTTGAATATTTTCGGCTTCGCCAAGCGCAGATACATTAGCCGTGCTCGCGGAATTCCGTCAGTCCGCCATTGCGAGACAGCGCCCGACGAAACATCGCACAATTCGGCAACAGCGCCGGTCCCGCCAAGTGCGTCAATGATTTTGTTTGCATCCATAGCGCCATTCTATGCGCCATTTTTTTATTTAGCAAGCGAACAAATAAATTGACACTATGTTTTAAGTTCGCTAATATTCAGACATCGGTTCAGCGCAACGAACCGCCTGGCTCTAACCGGCGGCAAGACGGCCCTCTGCTTCGCAAGGCATGCGCTGATGGAAGAACAACCGGGAATACGTACACAACAAGCAATCGAGGGCGAAATGGAAGATATACCGCACTGGCTGTACGAACTCCTTCCGACGATCTACGTCATGGCCGGCGCAGTAGCCGGGGCGCTGATTCCGCACGCCGCGCTGCCTGCGCTGCTGGTGATCGTCGGCATCAAGGTGTTTCACATGCGGTTGAGCAATCGGAGTTCGTAGCAAGAGGTCCGGCACCGAGCTGAGCGGAGATGGTGATGGTGATGGTGATGGTTACGCAAGAAAGATTGCACGAATTGTTTTCATACAGCCCAGAAACCGGACTCTTTATTCGGAAATATGGAAGGAGCGGGGCGAGTTCTGCACTATCTAACAGCAAAAAGACTGCCCGCCGATCCTTAAATCAATCGGCAAGGAACCGGGACCAGCGCCGGAAATCGGCTGGCCTAGCGGAGTTTTAAAGGAAAGAACCGCGAAGGTGGGCAGATACCCACACGGCCAAGCGGGCCCGCCGACCAAAACAAGCGCCCCGCACTGAATACCGGGAGCCGACATGGAACAGAAGAAGCCTGAAACGCCCGTCGAGCCGCAGTTCGCCTTCAAAGACCCGGCGCGCCAGCTCGTTCTGCCCGAGTCGGCGTACATCGAGAACGAAATCCGCATCAGCAACCGGGCGCGACTGCTCGGCGGATACAACCGCGTCTATACGGGAGATATGTGATGAACCTGATCCACGCACGCGCTGAACTGAGCGACGCCGCAGCCTGTGCTGCAGTCGGCCAGATTGAAACGGCCATGGACTTGGCCGACGAGGCGATCCGGCTGATTCGCCGGCACGACCAGGTCGTTATGGACGCATATGAGCAGACAGACAAGTTTGCGCACCTTGGGGGTATTTCAGCATGAAAAAGTACGAATTCACCGGTGAGACGAAAGATTGTTTCGGTATAACGCTGAAACGCATCCGCGCGCTAGTCACCATAGTAGGCGTTGTTTCTGCGGGCGATGCCGGTGGATGGATCGCCGACGAAAGACACCTGTCGCAATATGGCAATGCGTGGGTCTCTGGCAATGCGCAGGTCTCTGGCGATGCGCAGGTCTCTGGCGATGCGTGGGTCTCTGGCAATGCGCGGGTCTCTGGCAATGCGCAGGTCTCTGGCGATGCGCG